ACAGAATTACGAGAGATAATGGTATATCAGAGTCCACCTGAATTGGGTGCTTTACATAGTGAAGTAGAAGACATGATGGAAATTATGGGGAAACAACAAAAAGTCCTCATGGTTAAACAAATTCAAAAAGATTATGCGGACAAACAAAGAAAAAAAAGAAGAATACAAAAATTAAAAATAGAGGTTGCTCTAGGGTTTGTAGCTATGATGTTAGCATCAACTTTTGGATTAATGATTGCTTATGTTGTGGAAGATAGAATCAAAAAATATCCAGAACTTGGTACAGAATGGCGACCAAAAACAGAAGCTCAACGCCAACGAGAAGCAATACCACAAAAATATACAGGAAGATAAATGCTAAGTTTATTCAAAGACACTTTTGAATGGTTATTAGACAAAGGAATAGTAACTGCTTTGTTGATAGTGAATTTAGTTTATGTTTTGATATTTGTTGTTGTGATGTATGTACTAAATTGGTACCATAAAAACCATTAATATGAAAAATATTATTGTGTTAGTTTTATGGTTTTATACCATTTTAGCCATAGCTTTGCCTCCGCATGGAGGAGAAAAACATCACTATGATAAATCAGCTGTGGCAAAAGAATTACCAGCTAGAGAACAAGAAGTTAAACTAAACTATGGAACAGCTGAGTGTGTCAGAACGGCTTGGATCGGTGATATCAATAATAGAAAATTAATTTGTGTTGAATATCGTCACAAAAAATAATCTATATTACATTATTGGCCCGTTACCATTGTGAAAGCCTACATCACCACCTTCTGCTTTGATTCGCTTGATAACATCTTCAAATAGAATTGGTCTAAAATCAGTTTGCTCAACACAAACACAATGATATCTTGGATCAATTTCTGGTGTAGCTTTGGCGTGTTTTTGTATCATCACACGATTTGCGTGGAGATGGCCATGAATGTTTGTACCAAAACGACCAAGACTTTCTGTATGAATTGGAATATGAGACATAATCATTCCGTTCATTACATGATATGCACGAAGCTCACGGAAGTGTTGTCTGTATTCATCATCACGGAAGATATCGTGATTACCACGAATCAATACTTTATCACCATTTAAACGGTATAGAGTCTTCAATGCTTTGCGGTTAATCACCACATCACCAAGATGATATACTTTATCGTTAGGCCGAACTGTTTCGTTCCAACGCTTAATCATTTCTTCATCCATTTCGTCAGCATTATCCCATGGACGTAACTTTGTCACTCCATCATTTCTTGTGAATTTGCAAACACCGGTATGACCGAAATGTGTATCACTAACTAAAAATATCGCTGGCATATTAAACTCTCAATTATCTAAATATTTATATGTCATCAATTAACAAAACAGGCGTAACCAATTTATTGGTAATTGCACAACAACTTCCATATATTGAATATACATTTTGCACTACAAATAGAAAATTTACTCCGTCTTTTATAGAAATAGAAAAACCTTTTGTAATAGATGAAATGTTAACTGTGGGCAGAAGTAAGGGGATTGAACCCTTGATATCGGAATCACAATCCGAGGTTTTACCACTAAACTAACTTCTGCATTTGGCTCCCCGAGATGGGCTTGAACCACCGACCTGCGGATTAACAGTCCGTCGCTCTACCAACTGAGCTATCAGGGAATATTTGGCACGGGAACCAGGACTTGAACCTAGAATAACAGAGTCAAAGTCTGCGGTGTTACCATTACACTATTCCCGAATAATTTGGCGGTCTCAAGGAGAATTGAACTCCTGCCTAAGGCGTGACAAGCCTTTATACTAACCACTATACTATAAGACCATTTGTTTTGCTGACGCACTATTTGCTACGCTCAACGGAATTGGTGGCCACACTACCGTTTATGTACGCAGTTACTCAGGGTTGACGTTTCCCCCATGGCTTACGTCAGCAAAACAAATGATACCATATTAAAATACATTAGGGTGTGATTGTCGTTCCAGAACTTCATCTGGCTTCTCACGGCTTCGTCTGCCGATAAGACAATCTCCACATTACAGACCAATTTGGTTTCTAGCGCCATCGGAAGGCTTCATGTAAACTTAGCGAGATGATGCGGCCATCAAGTGCTCCTAAGTTACCTACTAGAATTGGTAACCCAATGTATTTTAATATGGTACTCGGTACCGGATTTGAACCGGTGTGAATGCCGTGAAAGGGCACTATCCTAGGCCGCTAGATGAACCGAGCATTTAAAATTTAAAGAACAATGATTGATTTCTCAATCTATGGAAGTATTATAACACAACCAACAAATTTGTCAACATATTTTTTCAATCTGTTGTTTCGGCACAAATGGAATGGGTGACAGGATTTGAACCTGCATGATACGGATTTGCAATCCGTTGCCTAACCATTCAGCTACACACCCATATAAATCAAAATTAGTCTGGAACTCTCATTTGTTTGCTTTCAGCAATTTCACCGTTTGAATGAATATACGCAACAAATCCATCTTTATCTTTCATAGCAGTTCCTTCCCAAAAGAAGTCTTTTTTACGAAATAGATTAATATGTTCTTCAGTATATTCTTGGCAATCAATCTTTAATTGTCCCATAAATTCTTGCCAATTGTCATCAGCGACTGAAGCAATTTTTAATGCTTCATCTTCACTTTCCGCTTCTACAACATGTATATGGCGGAAACTTTGCATTGTTTCAACGATATATTTCATTTTTAATCTTCCAATTTTTCAAACGCTGGATCACAATCAATAATCATCTCTGTATCACCTTGTGTCCAACCATCTTCTTCTAAATCAAGCCAAGAATTTTCATCCAACCACTCAATCATTGCTTCTTCCTCTTCTTCGGTAAATCCAGTAAACTCATGTTCTTCCCAGCAACCATCGGTACACTCAACCATTTCAACATCATAACCACAAGAATATAAATCGTCACCAGCTTCAATTTCTGGCGGATTATCATCTTCTGTTTCACAAGTAAACTGTCCCCAGCGCCAACCAGTTTCAATTACAATCGTTTTACCATCTTTATGATAGTAACACCTCTCTTTTAGAGATTTTTTCCATGTCGGTTCAATTTGCCAAAGTGCCATTTTATTCTCCTAGCGAAAAATTAATAGTTTTTACAGAGTCCCAGCGAAAACTACGCCAACCTTCTGCTTCTGTATCCCACACAGCTAACGCTTCATCTGATTTTTTGCGTGTCGTAGCAGATTTTTCTGCTTTAGGAATTAATTCTTCATTTAAAGTAGCTTGCATTGCACGCTCTGTGCCGTCTTTTTTCGTAAAAACAACACCAACAACATGGTGACGCAATAATTCTCTTAACCATTCACGGCCAGTTTCATCATCAAGCGCATGTTTTGTAGGTTCGTCACTCACACTTAGTGCTTCAAATTCTTTTTTCAATTCTTCTAGTCCTTCAAGTAAATCAGTATCGGATTCTTCTTCAGTTTCCACATCTTCTTCCCAATCTTCCATTTGCTCACGGATATTATATTCTTCAAGCAATTCTTCTGGCACATTATCAAGTGCTTCAAGATTTTCAATAGTATAGCAATCATCATAACCACCAACATTTGAACCAACAAATGACATGCCTGGCTCATAGTAAGTAGCAGTAACATACCACTCAGTATTTGCTGCTAAGAATTCATAGAGTGCTGTTGGCGGTGACCATGCTGTATCAAAATTCATTGTGATGGAATTATCATTCACTTTTGTCCATGAATAAATTGAAGCTTCCCATTTGGTTCCCCAATTAGAAACATTCCACTCATACCAAGATTCACCTTCATCAAATTCTGGTGGTCGTGGCACAAAATACCCAAATAAACCTGCTTCAATATTATCAGTTTTATCTTTTTCGTCTAGGTATTTTAGGTGTGCTTCTAGTTTTGCAACTTCTGCAACATCATCATTATGAAACTCAACATTATTAGAACACCAATTAGGCATATATGATTTCCTTCACTTTAAGTAATTTAATTTCTTCATTATAACACTACCTAACACATCTGTGAGGTAATTTTCAATCCATTTGCCTGAATTCTTCGTTTTTCGCAAAACACAACCGTAAATTTCTGTGCCAATCAAGTTTTCAACATATTTTGTCGGATCACCCAAGATTGCTTCAAACAAATCATCAAATACCGGCGTTCCATCTTCACCTTCTTTGAACATAACGACATGGTACTTGTCACCAACTTCATTTCCTTCAATCGGTTCACCGTGACTGTCACCTTTAACTTTAAAATATGTAAAATTCAAAGAATCCACATCATCTTCATACGGTAAAAAGTAAAAACCGTCATATTTTAAATCTTCCATTGATTTCCTTGTGTTTTAGAAGCGACTCATCATAGCTATTAGCATAAAAATTACTGCGCCGAGCAAATCTCCGAATAAAAATGAGTAAAAACTCATAAAAATTAAAATTCCAAAGATAATCCGAGAAATTTGTGACTGATTTAGAATCACAAATTCACGAAATTTATCTAAAAAGTCATATTTTTCACTCATGTCATGTTTCCAATGCCATTATTTACGATTTCAACAATCAAAATTATCACCATAGCAAAATTCATATCAACTCCAAGTCCTATGACGTTCAGCTACATGTTCCATACCATCATATTCTTCAATGTACCAGTTCACATCATCTGGAACTTCAACAATTTTTAATTCCGAAAACTGGCCGTCAAGATTTACACCTTCTTCAACCATTGCGATAAGGTGCTCATTATCTCTAGGAATTTGCCAGTATCCAAAATTAGGGTCGGTTATACCAGCACGCTTTTTATAATCTTCTAATGCAGCCTCAGATAAACCAAAACCACCATAACAAGTATTAATTACAACTTTCATTTTTTATCTTTCGTTACAATAAAGAAAAGAACCGACTTCACGGCATATTGGGTTTCTCATTGATTTCATCACTTCTATTTTTTTCTTGGTCATATCATCTAGCGGCTGATTCTGAGCACAGCCAGTAAATATAACCAAAAAAATTATAAAAATTTTATTCATAATCTAAAGAAGAACCAACATCAAACTGATAACCAAACATCTTGGTTAATTCAGAACTAGTGTCATATTTTAATGACATTTCAAGCTCACGATATTCCTGCTCAGCATTCTCTCTGGTAATATCATAGCCTTGCATGTTATAATTATCACGGATAATTCTTTTAACCACCGTTGATTGTAATTTTCTTTTATCCATTAGAACACCAATTCCATCTCTGTCTGCTTAAACATTTCTGCATCCTGAATAGCAAAGGTAAGATAATCACAAAGGCTTTCACCAACTGAGCCAGAAAGAATAAAGGCTAACTTCTGTAATTCTTCATTGCTCATTTGTGTGATATTATAAGCTACAGAGGTGACAACAAAATCATTTATTTTACTCATTATGCAACCTCACGATTCTTTTCCATCATTTCTGAAAGGATGTATTTAGCGACATTCAATTGTTTGCGGATATCATCTTTGGTAAAATAATTACGCTCAAGCATTTCCTGACAATCAGATAAAATACCCATCACAACCATTTCATTACCAGAAAATTTAGCAGTTAAAGAATTCATATATTCTTCACGGATATCTGCTTCAGATATTCCGTAGCATTTTTTCTCAAAGTCGGTCATCATAGGCATTTTAGTTTCCACACATTTTCCAGTATCCAACAAGCACTCTTCAATTGACATTTTGTAACCCTTTTTCATTTCAATAATGAAAGTATAACATAACCACGATAATTGTCAATAGCCCTGTTGTATTTTTGCAACAGTAATACTTTTGTATTAATCTGTGATGTGGACAATAAATGCCAAGAACATCAAAAAGATAATAATATATTCTATAACACCTTTTATTTTTTTCTCACGCTTTAGAATTTCACTTTCAATCATAGTCCACCTTCAAACAAATATAAACTTTGGTGTTGCTTGGTTTCTTCTGTATTCTGTTTTTCTCTGTGTTACAGGCTTGCATTGTTCTAAAATGATCCAAAGGAACATAGTTCAATTCAAGTGCTTCGGTATTTGGATTCTTCACAACCATCACAGCAACTAAAACAAATTCCAGTGGTGATATCATAGTAAAACTGCCATTAATGATGCAAAGTTGTATGCCGAGAAAAACACAAAGAACCAACCAGCATGATTGGCACCTTGATTAAATGCTTCGGTTGAAGCTCGCCAGAATAGTATTGTAAAGAAGGTATTTAATGCTAAAAACAAATCAGTCATTTAATTCTTTCAATCAATTCTTTAGCTTCGGTACAATCTACCCGTTCACTAAATTCTTCTATAACGGACATTTTTATCAGCTCTAGAATACCTTCACAATCAATCCTATCCTTCTTAGATAGAGAAGCGATAAAGATTTCCACCTGGTCCCATTCTTCAATACTCCAAATAATATCAGCGAGAATCTTTTGCCTAGGTGTTAGACCAACAATTTCAATCATTTTTTTCCTTCAAAGGATTTCCTAGGTTCCGAGGACTTTTTATACCCATTCGTCAACCTCTTTAAAGTCAAAGTATTCACAAATTTCCAACATAACCGCATTAACCAATACGCTCTTAATCTCTTCATCCGATGGGTTATCGTTATACTTATGAGAGCGACTTATTCCCATTGTGATGCCACGCTCTACACAATCCATCAATACGGTATATTCTTTTACTTTCATATATCATTTCCAAAATAAGTGCTACGATTCCGTAGATTTTCATTTACATCAGGTTCAATTCCAAAATGTTGTTTAATCTGGTGTCCAGGATCAGCCCATCCACCATCAGCAACTTTAGCACATTCCTGCACAATCAACTCAGCGAATTTTTCTGCGTGTTCTACACCCATCCATTTGCCACTAGAGTCTGTGCCAGCTTGTTTCATCAATTGTTCAATTACTCTATTCATACTTTTTCATCCACATTGGCGCCTTTGATTTCAGTTTCAACCTCACTTTGGCGGTCTTTGATGTATTTAATCTGCTGTTGCTTAATCACTTCTTGTTGGACAAGCTTCTGTAATTCTATTCTATGGTTTAGTGCAGCCAGTGCTATAGGGTTAATTTTCATTTTTTATATACTCTCTTAATATAGTCTCTATTAACTGGTTCAAGGTTATATCCCGCTCATGTGCCATAAGCATCAATTCATAGAGAAGGTCTTGCTCAAGATCCAATACAACATCCACTTTACCATCTGATACTGATAAGGTATGTTCAATATCTATCATACATCTTCCAGTTCAGACAATGCATCCGAGATACAACCATCAGCCACACTCATTAGAGATTCAATCTCCGAATTAGTGGACAATGGTAATACCTGTAGACCATTCGTCATAGGCGTTGAAGCCCAATGGTATACATCCGAAAGCAACTCTTGTGCTTGTTCCAATTTTTGTTTCAATTCTGAATTTGTCATATATTCTTATCCTTGAGTTTGGCTTTAGTTAATTCAACCGCTTGTTCGTAACAAGTGCTGATTTTTTGAATTTCAACGCTTTCCTCATCTGTCAGGTCTACCCATGTGCGTTGTTGTGGTATTTGAAAAAAGAATCCAGTTGGCTTTGTTTCATTTTGAATACCAGCAGTCCCATTTCCTGCATATTGGGTGTCGGTGGAAACCTGCGTCAACAGTTCAGAGGCGTGTACAGGCACATTCTCTTTATATCCACCGACAAACTTTTCGGCACACCTTACGCAGTACAGCGCATGGCCCCCTCCAATCCCACATTCAGAACAACCAATTTCTATTTCTTCTTCATTCGTCAGCCCAACCCATGTGTGTTGTTGTTTCTCTGCTACCAGTTTGGCAAAGGCTTCAAGTTCTTGCGATGTAAAGTAAAACACTTGGTGTTTCTCAAAACATCCAGCCTGTCTAGCCATCTCAATGATTTCATTCTGTGTCATTCTTCTCTCGCTTTCATCATTGCGTCTGCCATTGTAAAAGATAGATACGAAACATAACTATCTAATTTTGGATATTCATCAGATAAACCATTTGACAATTCTTTGGCAGGTATTGTTAGTAAACCTTGCATAGCCTTTGCCGCAAAGTAATCACGCAAGGTCATGCCTTTATCTTTTATTTGTGACCAATCACCGCTTACTGGAAATGCTGGTATATCTTTCATATCAAATAACCTATAATAAACGCTAATGCAAAACCCACTATACAAAAGTATAGGGTACCAATAGAGAACAAAAAAGCATCATCAAAAAAATCATTTAGTTTCATTCCGCATAAACCAGACTTCTGGCCTCCAATTTAGTCACAGGGCATTCAAAGTGCATAATGTCACGACCTTGTATGTCCTCTTCCACATTTAAAAATTTGATGCTATTCATATCATGCTCTTCGGAACACTCAGTACAAATCACGATAAAATTTCTATTCATATAATACATCCTAACATAAACACAAGTACCTTAGTGGCAAACTAAGGATCCTTTGCCTGAAACACCTCCAGAGAATGACGGGGGGCTGTATATAAAGTAAGGATCCTTTGCCTCAATTACTTCCAGAGGGAGACGGGGGTCTCTCGGATAATTAATTAAGGGATCCTCATGTGGTTCCCAGAGTCTCCTTTCTAAGGATCCTTACCACTTAATATAACTGCTCTCCAGTCTTGACGGGGGGCTGCTAATCACTCACTCAGTTTAAACACTCTCAGAATTTCAGGGCATGCTTCACGAGGCACACCTTCCATCACCATCAGTTCAATTATGGATTCATCCGACAAACCTGTCTCCAGTGATTCAACCAACAAAATATTTAACTCACTCATCCTGCTCATGTTTTTCCTCTCAAAAGGTGTTCAAACTTGGTTCAAATTCGGCAATATACTGGCGCTCCCTTTGGTGTGCAGGTTTGCGACCTCTCACCACCTCAAGCACCTCATAGCGCCACTCTGCATCAGCATTGGCTCTCAGAGCATTACAGAATGACCATTGCTTGTCTTCCTTCATGGCACGGGACACATGCTTCTGCCATCTGACCTTAACTGAGCGCAAGAAGGCTTGTCCCTGTGCTACTGTTAGACCAATGTAATTATCACCAGTGTCCACACAGGTCACTTGGTATATCACATGGTTACGGTCAGAGCGCTTTTTTCTCATATTAATTAGGCAGTAACTCGCTGATTTTCTCTTGCAAATCCATAATGAAGTCTTGAGCATCCTCTTCATTCATTTCAGCTATTTGCGCTTCTACTAGCGCTACTATTTCATTTAAACTCATATGTAAAAATCCTCTGTAAATCGGCAAGCATCGTATACCATCTCACGCACAGCTGTATCCATTGCTTCACCATAGCGCTCAGGTTCACTCTTGGCGAGGTCTTTCAAACTCTGATAAACAACCGTCCAAGGATTGTTATTTGCTCTATGATAGTCTACAATGAAAGCAACAGCGTTGTTACCTTCATCGGTGAACATTCCAAAGTAGCGTGGTTCAATAGGCAATGCCATTGTAACTGTGGTTTCATTTTGCGATACTATCATATTATCTCCAGAAAAACAAATCAAGCACTAATACCACCATAGCGATACTATACACGGCAATTATCACGGTTTTTTCTAATGTCATTTTGTTTCCTTAAGCTAAATCAATAACCACTTCACCGTCATCATCCATGAAAACGGTTGGTTTACAATAACCATAATCGCTGTCGTTCACAATCACGGGAGCATCAGCTGGCATTTTGTTCAATAGGGCGATTAAATCTTTTACTGTCATTTTGTTGCTTTCTCAATCTATGGATGGAGTATATCAGAACCAAGGCAATTGTCAATGGTAGATAAAAGTCTTACTTTATTCCACTCAACTAATGTAAGCACTCTAGCACTTACATTAGTTGCCAGTATTCTTTCAACTGGCACCATCAGGGATACGATCCCCTCGGTTAAGCAATTTTCTTAACTGTAACCTTAGAAGGTTTGCGGTTCGCTTTTAGTGCTTTGATACCAACGGGGCCGGTTTTCAAAGCAAGCAATTTTGCTTCTAGTTTGACAATGCGAGCAGCTTTTTTCTCTGCACGGTCAATTGCTTTCAACTCTTTAGCAGCAGCTTTCTCTGCACGGATTTGAATACGAGCATCTTTACGAGCACGGCGGAGGTCAGCAACTTCTTTACGAATAGCGACAACTACTGCTTTAGCTGCAGCGAGGTCTTCTTTTTTAGAAGTGATGGCGAGAGAGGTGAGACCTGTGGGTTTTGACATTTTATTTCCTTTAAAAATTTGTCTGTTTTTCAATCTATGGATGGAGTATATCACAATGGGCAGATTTGTCAAGCACTATTTTAATACTTGACTAATTTGGTCAGTTATACTTTCATGGATGTAACTAATTCGTATACAGCGTCACGAATAGCATTAATTGAATCTCTCATGCAAACAAAAGAATCAATCACTTCTGGATTTGTAGAACTTTCGTTTTCGGAAAGAGCATCATAGGGTGGGGTTTCAATATTATCAAAACTGTATTTGATATTTTGGTACAATTGAATACTTTCGTTTTCAAGGTTATCTAGCATATTGTTACTAATGTATTCAGATTCTTCAATCATTAATATTAAAGTTTGCACATTTTCAGCACTAATACGAATTTCTAACAATTCTTCAGCAAACGATTCTAAATCTATTACTTCTGTAACATTTTCAGTTTCAGATATAATACTTTCGCACTCATTAACGATTGTTTCAACTATAGTATTCATTTGTTCAATATTCATTTTGTTGCTTTCTCAATATGTAGCCAGTATATCATAACTGGCAATAATGTCAAGCGTAGAGAATAGTATTACAACCAATCCGGTCAAGTATCAAACTCGCAGGCTGTAGTGCTTTCGTATTCAACAAAGGCCACCTCATTAGCATCTAGTAATACGGTGGTTCGCTCTTCGCCAAACATAGTAATAGGAAAGTACAAATCCACATTGTGTTGTACTTTACCGCCAAATTTAACCCTAGAATTAGTTACTACTCCCTCTACAGGAGTAGTACCAAGGTAGTAACCCTTAACTGTAAGACCTTCTAAATTCCACATAATGTTACCCTCTCAACTAATAAGAATCCAGTATATCACAACCAATAAAAAAGTCAAGCATCTATGTTGCTTTTACACAACAACGAATGCTTGACAAAACGGCAATTATATGATATACTTTAGGGGTGGTTACGGGGCGGGATATATCTGATACCCATAGGTTTCATTATAGTATAACAATTGATACTCATAGGTTTCATTATAATCTGAGATTATCATCATCATCAAAAGTGGGTATCTCAACAGCCCAATCGTCTGGCTCTAGTATATAATGACCTTCTTTTATTTTCTGATTAATCTCAGCACGCTTAGTATTCTGTCTTGCAACCATATGACCCGTTGCAATACCCTCTGGCGTTTGAAAATACTCATTTACTGTATTAGTTATTTTCTCTCTGGTCTCTTCGGATTGCTCTCTGCCCGTATTATTAACTGTTGAAGCACAAGACTGAGAACAGTAATTACCTTTCTTCCTGTGTTCGGTATCGCAATTGGGACATCGTTTTAATCTATACACGCCTGGCATATATTATCATCGGTTCAGGTTACTACCACTTTTTTGCACTTTATTGCACTTATATACATCTGGTGCCTTTATAATTTCTCTTATTCTGTTTCTATCAATATTATATTTTCTCTGTAATGCTGACTTGGTTGCACCATTATTATGCTCTCTTATGATAGTCTCTATTAATTCTAAACTATACTTTACTTTAATAACACCGGTTAATCGGTCTTTTATCGCTTGGCAAAACTCTTTAGACCTTTTCTTATCCTTATTTGATAATATTCTTTTTTCTATTGTAGACTGTGATTGTTTTTTACCAGTTAAACTTTTACTAATTTTCGCCTTCACCTCATCACTAGGTGATACTCCTTTATTAATTGGCCCGCCATATCTCTCCAACATGGTGACTTTTCTTTTCTCTATTGCATCCTTTGATTGTTTACGCCCTATTAAGGATATTCTAATTTTTTCTCTCATTTCAGGCGTAAATCCTTTAGAAGACTTACGCATTTTATTTTTAGTTTCTTCTGATAATTTACGACCACTTGCACCCTCACCACCATCTGTTAGGTTTCTTAGTATTCCTGTGTTATTATCTTTTCTGCCATAAAATAGGATAAAATCTCTCTCATTAGAAAACGCTTGTTCCTCTGTAAGGTTCTGTAATATTATCTTAATTTTATCTCTATTATTTGGTGGTAATATTTCTCTATCTCCTTTTCTATACGCTCTTTTACCCTTGCCCTTACCAATATAATACGGTGTGCCGTTTTCTCTCAGGTATGCATAAACATAATAGTCTTCGGTCATACTCTCTCCGTTATTAATATCTTTTTTCTGTTCTCACCTGTGGGTTTCATATACTTTTCTTTTATATCCTCTTTACTATCCCACTTCATTGATACTGATTTTCTATTGGGCGGTAGACCAGCAGTTTCGCCTATATTCTTCCAGTTATCAGCAAGGTATACTGACCCATTATGATTTGCACCTATTGTAGTGACTATGGCTAATAATTCATCGCCATATCTATTGTTCCAGTCTGTTTTGGCACGGTTTCTGATTGTCTTTAATATCTGACTACCAATGTTTGGTATTCTTTCACTCATACAAAATCTCTTATTATCGGCAACCTTATTGAATATCATATCATATTGCTTCTGATTAAGGTTGAAATGATTTAATATTGCTTTGGGTGTGGGTTTGAAGCCTGACCCTATCCAGAATGTGCCAATAATACGGTCTTCATAGTGAATTAGGTACTTCAAGCATCTACCTACAGTTCTGGCTGATTTGACATAACTATGATGGTTTATCACAATATTATCAGCAATTTTCTTGTCTTGCGGAGTATTGGCAATTTCAATTCTTAACATCTAACTCTTTTATATACTTATAGAGTTTAACATAATACTCAAACTCTTTGGGACAATGCTCTGGATTTGGCAGTCTGTCACCATACATCTCCAAAAATTCTTTTATCTGTTCTTCAACTGTCATTTCAATAATAATTGTCTAATCATATTGGCTGCACCGCCACTGGTTGTTTGAGTATCAGTACCACTCTCGCATATAGCGATACATTCATCAATAATAAGAGAGGCAAATTTCTCTACATCAAATGTCCTATCAACCATGAATTTATGCGGGTTATATACTTGTTCCCATGCATTACATTCTATTGCTAATTGTTTCAATTTTTCATTCATTTGGTTCTCTTATAATAATAGGTACAGGTGGTTTTCTTAACGCCTCTTCTATTGCCTCTGTAAGGGACTTAGAGGGTTTTCTTTTCTGTGGGTTTCGGTGTGTTTCTGCCAACATCCAATCAGGTAATGGCTCAATATCGTCCGGTTCACCCCAAAAGTTTTTGTTGTTCATTTTTTCTTTTCCTTCCTTCTACTATCATCTTTGCATACCATTCTGCCTGTGATATGGTACTCTTATTCAATCTAATAACCTCATTATCAATCAGCAAAACATAATCCCACAATTGGACATTGAAATCTATACTATAACCATCTTTATTGGTCATTAATGCACAATACCTGCACTATCTGGTATTTGCATCTTAGGCGGTATGACTGATAATAACTTGCGAAAGTCATCACCTGACCCAGCATAATCGTTAGTCATTACTAACCTTGCCAACATAATGGCGGTTAAACTTAATGGGTCTATCTCATACTTAATAGCCAAAGCTGCAATATAATTATCAACTTCGTATGCTATTTCTTCTAGTTTATCACTCATAATGGTTCTTTAGGTTGACAAAATTTGATGGTTGTTTATTCTCTAGCTCTTCAATTCTAGCCTTTGCATCGGCTAATTTTTGCTCAAGTGTTTTAATCAATTCAACCATTGATAGTATCGCTTCGGTTTCTTGTTGTTGCATAGTTTTCATTTTACAGTTTCTTTTAGTTGACGCATTTGATCCTCAGATAAAGGACCATCATCTTGTTCATAATAAGGCTCTTTCTGTTTCACTCTTCGCTCTTGTATGGTCTCTTCTTTCCATATCTTACGGGGTGATGCACACATAATACAGTTCGGTTGACCACAATCCATTGCATGATGCTTTGCAAATTTATGCGGTTCTTTTACCTCTATGCCATGTGTCTTTGCAATCTTTGTTTGTTTTATAATTGCAGTATTTTCTTTATGTATTCGCTTTGAATGTTTTACCTTAGAATTCTCATCGCTCATATGCACTCCCTAGTTAAGTAATTCTGTCAGCATCTGTTTATCACCAATTGCACCTCTCAAAAATGAATTGAATGCTAAACTAGTTCTAATGTTATTACCAGCCTTCTGTTCAACCATATGTATTAATGATGAAGGGAATATGACAATATCGCCTGGTTTTACAGTAAAGTACCAACTCTCGGCATTATAAAGATTCCATTCTTTTGGAAATAATTTGATTTGTCTATACATGCCATCATTAAAGAATGTAATCTTATCTTTTTCAGGATCAGCATTAACGTACAACACACCAGATAGGAAACTGTTAGGATGTGCGTGTTTGTGATGGTGTTGGTTCTCGGCTGTATAGTTCAACCATGATTGTGTGATATATGGTTTTACATCATCTTTTGGTTTTATGATGTTATCCAGATACATTTGTAATGCGGAAGTAATTTCTTGTTTGATGGTGGTCATTGGATCATGCCTCATCAAATAATTATCCAGGCTCGTAATATTACCTTCATTCTTGTAGGTGGTCTTACTCTGCTCATCAAAGAATTCTAACTCTTCTTTAGTGAATTCTCTCTCAATATTGGTAAATATTAATGGTGTTGGAAATATTCCATGTATTACTGGATTTAACATACTCTCACTTTCATTTAGTTTTGTAATTATAACATAATATAACTCATTATGTGGCAATAATAAAAAACCCACCAATAGGTGGGTTATTTAAGGTCTGATTGTTTCATCAGCATCTTTTTCAATTATGAAATTGATAAAATTAACTGCCTCGTCTTCATCGGTAAAGTACCGAACAATTGTTTGCCCAGTAAAGGTTGAAGTAAATACTAGAAGTATGTTTACTTCCCTATGTATAGACAGTTTAATAAACCAACCGTTACGCTCACAGATATTCCAAGAGCGTAGGCTGTTTATTATACTCCACTGCACCCAATGTGCTTTTGACAGTTTATTTTGCATTTCCTAAAGTTGTTGGTTATACTATCCATCATGGTATGTAGTATATCCAACACTTTTAGAATGCTTTAACGACCTTTTATGCCCGGTTCCGACTTGTATTTCTTGATAGCTGCAATAGCTTCTAGAATACTTTGTAAGAATTTCTTCATATCATACCTCTCCGTTGTAAGGTTCGTACTCTGTTTTCATAGTCCACAAAATCAACCGATTGATTTAGATAATGACTTATCTCATCTTGGTATGATATTGTAAAGGTTTTTTTAACCCATTTCCAAAAATTGGTCAAACTAGGAGTTTCTACTCCGCTGAGAGCGTCTAACTCATTTGACATATTAGGCCTTTGCTGACTTAGCAAACTTCTCAAATGTAGCCAATGATTGCTCTGCTAATGCTTGGTTGGTTTTAACGATTTGCTTAACGAATTCTGTTTGTGTATCAACAAAAGCGTTAAGTGGTTTTTGGATTTCTTTGTCGGTTACGAATGTATTAACAAAGTATTTTTTTGCACCTTGAACGGTGTCAATGAATGAATCTACTGCAAACATATTATCTCCTTAGACGAATAAAGTGAGCCTCATTATTGAGCGCTCACAATTATATATGCTCTATCTAAGTGTTTCTACTAGTATGCCATGTCTAAAGATTCATATCCTCATAATGCATCTTGGCAAGAATGTAATCCTTCACTAATGATGAGCGCACAATGTCATCAGCCGTAAACTCAATGCGGGTAAATGCCTGCATCCCATCGGCAATGTCAAAGAATTTTAATATGCCTGACATATCGTTTCTCTTCTTGTTCAGGTCGGTTTGTCTGTAGTCACCGCACCACAGAATCTTTGAGCGATAACCAACCCGTGTCATTACGGTATCAATCTCTTCAAAGGTCATGTTTTGCATCTCATCCACAATGATAATGGCATCATCAAATGACATACCACGAATGAATGAAGTAGATATAAACTCCACATGGTGTTGTTCTTCTAATCTATCCCATGCATCACGGCGACCAAATAATGTCTCACAGATTTGGCGATAGGGTTGTTGATATATGTCCATCTTTTCGTTTACATCGCCTGGCAGGTGGCCAATCTCACGGGATTGTACGGCAGAACGAACAACAATGATTTTGTTGAATGGATTTGATTTATCAAGGACTTCTTGTATTGCCTTGTATAATGCACAGAATGTTTTGCCTGTACCTGCAACACCATGTAATGCTACAAAATAATCACCTCGTTTGTATGCATCAAAGAATAGTTTTTGATTCTCTGTTAATGGTTCAAAATGTTTAAGGTCATCAATTCTTATCTTCAATTGATTGGTTGTCTTGGCTACTGTTATTGTTTCGTTGTTTGCTGTTTGTTTGCGAGCCATTGATTTTTCCTATTACATGAGATTTATGGATTTTACAGGTCACCCATGAGTTATAATAAGAGTCACTTAAAAGAGCTTGTCTACTGAATATCTCAAAAGTCTCCCAATAACTACATTCTGACCTAGATTTGCATAGATGTAGAATTTCCCTTGTGTATTGATCCTCTCCATTCTGTTTCACCTCTGTTTGTAGTTCTGTATTAGAACCCCAATAAGATTCCCAATCAGAGGTCTTGCGAATCTTTTTCTTTTTGCCTTTTATTTGCCGAGTACCAGCCTTGGTAAAAAACTTCTTACCAATATACTTTCTGCCGGTTTGGTGATGCGTAATAAGATAGACGAAACCAAAGTATCCTTCGGCATCGTCAAGTTTGAATTCTTCTGGTGTATTATAATAAAACCACATTAATAATCATCATCCTGTTCCACTTCTTCTTCATTTATATATGCTGAACAGAAGGGACAGAACTTAGGATCATCTTCACAATCCTCTAAAATAAATTCAAGTGTGTATTTTGATTCACAATCAGGACATTGATGTTTTATAATCATTATTCTGCTTTACCACACTTAGCACGCTTAGCGTTTGTTAATGCACCAAAATCAACTGGCCATTCTTGGCCTGGTTTTAATTCAACTGCACCAGCTGGAAATTTATACTCAACACCTGCTTGTTTTTGAATATCAGCAATACTCATGCGAAATTTAATTAGGTCATTACCTAGATTAGGATATGGTGCATTGTGTGGAAAACCCCAGCCTGCAACTTGTTTGGTTGTATTGTTAATGACAATCTTATAATAACCTTTTGGTACAATTACACCATTACCAATGCTTTTATCACCTTGACCATAAATTGCACCAACATAGATTGTGAATGGTTGATTCAATTGAACTGCCCAACCACGGACAGATGTTTCTAATAGTTTCCAGATGCCACGATTCAATGAACCTGCCTGTGGGTACATATTGGTCATTAGAAATGATTCATATTCTACTTGTTGTGACCAAGACAAATCACCATCTGGTGCGGCATGACCTTTATCGTAACCTGTGGCTGCATAATCATCAGGTCTTGCACCTGTACCACCTAAACTTGCATCAGCAACAAATGCATTAGTGCGTGGAAAACAACCTAATGCGTTCTGTGGCATTAAGGTGTAAGAAACATAGACTGGAATCTTAACTGGTGCGTCATATGCAACAAAGTATGCTTCACGGCAGATAGGTTGTGCTTGTCGTACAGTTTGTGCAAACCCATAAGGGTTGTGTACTGCACATTGTTGTGGAGGTAATGGTGCCCGTTGGTCCCATGCAAATACGGCACTTGTAAATAGTGCCAATAAAACTAATAACTTTTTCATTTTAATCCTTAACAGTTACATTTTAATTTATAATCTTCTATTGCGGCTTTGATAGCATCTTCTGCAAGTATGCTACAATGTATTTTAACCGGTGGTAAGGAAAGTTCTTCAGCAATTGTTGAATTGCTAATTTTTCCCGCTTGGTCAAGTGTTTTTCCTTTGACCCACTCGGTGACAAGGCTTGAACTTGCGATTGCGGATCCACATCCGTATGTTTTGAATTTTGCATCTTTTATTATTCCGTCTTCTACTTTAATTTGAAGTCTCATAACATCTCCACAAGCAGGTGCGCCAACCATACCAGTCCCAATGGAAGTATCACTAGAGTTAAAACTACCCACATTCCTGGGGTTTTCATAGTGGTCTAATACTTTTTCTGAATATGCCATGCGTTTATACTGCGAATGATGAACCGCAACCACATTTATTGGTTGCATTTGGGTTCTCAATAACAAAGTTAGAGCCCATCAATTCTGTTTTAAATTTAATCGTTGAACCTTGTAGGTATTGCATACTCAAGGCATCAACAAACACTTGTATTTTATCATCAATGGGAATTTCAAAGTCATCTTCATTCTTCTCTGATTCCCATGTGAAACCATAAGAAAAACCAGAACACCCACCGCCTTGGACGAATACTCTCATGCCTTTGATGGATGCATCATTATCATCTATATATAGGTCTATAATTTTTTCTCTTGCGGTTTCGTCTAGTGTTATCATTTTAACCTTGCTAGTTTTAATGTTTCAAATATCTTGAACCACATCCAACCTATATCAAATTCATACCAGTTCTTTGAGAGGCGAGCACTCGCTGGTGCCAAATGGTGGTTGTTATGCAACTCTTCACCGCCAATAACAATACCCCAAGGACTAATATTATGACTATTATCTTTAGTTTCACCATTTCTATAACCCACCCAATGACCTAAACCATTGATAACGCCTGCAGCCCAAAATGGGATCCAAATCATTTGAATAACCCATATTAATAGACCTAACCATCCAAATAATAGTGTGTTAATGATTAACATAATCACAACACCGACCCATGTGTATGGAGTATATATCTTATTTTCAACCCAATCATCAGGTGAACCTTTACTAAACTGTTCAACCATATCTTTATCTTTTGATGCTTGGTGATATAGTTGCACACCACCAAATAAAACTCTTAAAATACCATAAACATGTGGTGAATGTGGGTCACCAGGTTTATCACTTCTGTGATGGTGCATACGATGTATTCCAACCCATTCTTTTGTTTTCATTCCAGTTGTTAACCACAACCAAAAACGCATGAAGTGTGATAGAATTGGACTAAAAATGATGGCACGGTGTGCTTGGCCACGATGTAGAAAAAGTGTTACGCATATAATGGTGATATGTGTTACTATTAAAGTGTATATGATTTCTAACATCATGCGGCCTTAGCCCAAACATCTTCACCCCAATCACCAGACAATGCACCTTTGGCATAATCTGTTACACGATTTTCAAAGAAGTTGCCGTGAATTGGTGCGTTAATCATTTCTTCAACCCATGGTAGTGGATTCTTTTTAACTTTAAAGATACCTTTGAGGCCAAGACTAATCAATCTGCGGTCAGCAATGTAACGAATGTATTTCTTAACATCTTCACTTGATAGACCTTCCATTGCACCCATAGAAAATGCAAGGTCAATAAACTTATCTTCCAATTCAACCATTTTCTCTGCAATAGTGTATATGCGACTCTTGAGGTCATCATTCCATATTTCATTGTTCTCCTGTATGTAGGTACGGAACAATTTAATCATTGACTCTGCATGTTGTGTCTCATCAACAATAGACCATGTAACAATTTGACCCATGCCTTTCATTTTGCCTGTGCGTGGGAAATTCAATAACATAATGAATGAGCTAAACAACTGCATACCTTCTGTAAAGGCACTAAACACAGCAATGTGTGTTGCAGTATTTTCTTTAGTTGTATTTTGACCAGAAATATCCATGACATACTGGTGTTTATCTTTCATCGCTTGATATTCCATGAACTGATTGTATGTTGTATCGGGCAAACCAAGGGTTTCAATCAAATGTGAATATGCCGCAATATGCAATGCTTCACGAGCTGCAAAACCTAACAACATCATACGAACCTCTGGTTGAGGAAAATATGGTAGATAGTTTGTTACATAACCACCCGCAACATCAATATCACCTTGTGTGAAGAAACGGAAGATATGCGTTAAAAATTGTTTCTCTTCTGTAGATAACTTATTCTTCCAATCTTTTACATCTTCAGCCATTGGTACTTCTGTATGCAACCAATGTGACTGCTCATGTTTCAACCATGATTCATATGCCCATGGATAGTTGAAAGGTTTAAAACTTGTGCGTTCTTCTGTTAATTTTGAGGATACTTTCTTAATCATACTGCCCATTCTCTTATCTGTCCTGCTGGTTTTGAACCAATCATACGCTTGACTTCTATATTTCCATCTAACATAATCAAGCAAGGCACAGAACGAATTCCATACTCATTAGCAATTTCTTCATGCACATCTATATCAATAACCTCAACTGGCATTTTAAGTTGTGCTCTTTCTAAATTCTCTGCCAATGTTTTGCATGGTTGGCACCATGACGCTGTAAATCTTAATATTCTTTTCATTTTATTTCCTCATTGTGTACAGGTTCTTGTTACAGTTACAGTTCCATCTGGATTACGAATTTCAGTCCAAGGACTACAATTTTGTTGTTGTACTACCTGTGGTTGTTGAATGATGATTGGTGGTTGTTGTGTTACTACAACAGGTGGCCTTGGTTGTGCAATTTCATAACCAATCACACCACCAATAACAACTGGTGCAACCCAACCCCATCCACCACCACGGCGTTCCCAATGGCCATGGTGTTGTGCCATAACTGTTGTTGAAATTAATAGAGTAAGTGTTAGTAAAAGTTTTTTCATTTCTTTTTTTCCATTTTAGGGTCTTCAATGACCGGTTCTTGTTTTTGCATATACATTGGAAATAAATTCCATCCGAAACTTTTCCAGTATTTGTGTATGATATTATTAATCACAACAGCTGTTGCAATAATAACAATAAAACCTAATGCGGTTAAAATACTACCTGCTAAAAATACTGCCGCTTGATCCATATCCATTATTTCGTCTCCTTCTTTTCAATAGGTGGTGGAAAATGAGGTTCAATCACATAATGGTTGGCACCATACCAACCTATTGCTGAAAAAAATCCCACCGTAACCCAAGTTGCAACCAATATCATTCATCTCTCCATCAATTCATTTACAAAATCTAATAATAACTTATGCTGTGTACCATTATGGTACTTACCTTTTAACCAACTGTAACCATCATACCAAAACTGTTGGCTTTCTGGATGACAACCAATTAGACCGATGTTTTTCTGTATGATTGCCATAGCGTCGCCATTTGCATATGTAGCGATTGTTTCGTAGTCTCCATCGCCAACCATAGCACAACCATCGTAAAAAAACATCGTTGTGTTAGTTCCTTGCCAGTTGATTTTAATGTCTTTCGCATGAGGCCTCCTTGTATCCGTATTCGGTCTTTTTATATATTGTAAACTATCAACATCATCCAGTATATCAAAGTAGTCTTTACCAGCCCAATATGCACCCATACAGATACCTAGATACTTGCCACCTCTTGTAACAAAATCAACCACAACATCTTTATTATTTTTCAGTATAGTATCATATGAATCGGAATCACCGATACCACCTGGAAATACAACCATATCAATATCATCAAAGAAACCATCTTCTACTTCATTTTTTGAAAATAGTTTAAAGTCATAATGTGATGATAAGGCATTCATTACACCATTACTAGATTGTACAGAACATTTAGGGTCACATACAAACAAAGCAATTTTAGTTTTATTTGTCATTTTGTAAGTAATTTATAGCATATACTATTACGCCTAAGACTACTATAAAAATAACTGATAATACTATTATAGGTAATATTGTCATAATTTTCACTCACAAACAAGAAACATTTATCCCTCACAAGCCAAACATTCATTTCCTTGTGCAATAGCAGTCATATCTAATTCTTTAATGACTTCTCTCTCAATGCGCTTAGATACTTTATCAGCCTTAGCCAATTTCTCTGAACGGCAGTAGTAAAGTGTTTTTAATCCTTTTTTCCATGCCAAGAAATGAATTGCATGAAGATACTTAATGTTAACATCTGGTCTAAAGAATAGATTCAATGACTGTGCTTGGTCAATATATTGTTGACGGTCAGCAGCTAATTCAATTACCCATCGTTGGTCAATCTCCATGCCAGTTTTGAATACATCTTTATCATGTTGTGACATCCAATCCAAATGTTGACATGAACCATCATTTGCAATAATTGATGACCAAATTTGATTATACTCATCCTGATTAATGAGATGATTGTCACCTGATAAATGTTTTTGAATAACTTCATCAAGCCATTTGTTCTTGTTTAGAAATGAGCCCGATAAAGTATCTTGACGATATGCATTAGCACGATAAGGTTCAATACTAGGGCTAGTATTTCCCATAATGATAGACGAAGAAGCATTTGGAGCAATAGCCATAAGATGGCTGAAACGTTGACCAGAGCCAACGGCATCAGGAGCTTCTCCCCTTTCGGTACCCAACTGAACATTCGCATCGTTTAATCCTTCTCTAATTGTTTTAAAGATTCTGTTGTTTGCGACCTTGGCCATAACGCCTTCAAAAGCAATACCGTTGCGCTGTAGATAAGCATGGAACCCAAGAGCACCGATACCAATAGAACGCTCTCTTTCTGCACTATACTTTGCACGGCTGATAGCATCAGGAGCATTAGCGATGAAGTAATTAAGCACATTATCAAGCATTTCGGCAACATCTCGCAGAAATAGTTTGTTATCTTTCCATTCATCATAAGTCTCCAAGTTTAAACTAGACAAACAACATACAGCAGTTCGTTGTTCATTTGTTGGTAAAATAATTTCAGAACAAAGATTAGATTGGTGTACTTTCAAACCTTTATCTTTTAGAAATTGTGGCATTTTACGATTTGATTCATCAATAAAATGTAGATATGGTTCACCTGTCATCATACGCATTTCAAGAATTCGTTGCCATAATTCTTTGGCTGAAACAGTTTCACGCACCACACCTGAATGTGGATCAACCAAGTTCCAGTCATCGTTTGCTTCTGGATCCAACATACACCGTTCAATGATTTGCATAAAGTCATCGGTGATATTAACACCGTGATGTAAATTCAGACAACGCACATTTGGGTCGCCTGTTGGTTTACGCATCTCTAAGAAAGGAATGATATCAGGATGACTAATGTCAAGATAAGCGGCATAAGAACCACGGCGAGTACGACCTTGACGGTACGCCAAAGAACTAGCATCATAAATTTTAAGATGCGGCATAACACCAGTAGACTTATCATCAGCAGACCTAATACCAAAACCAATACCAACTCCACCGCCGAGCATAGAAAGCCAATTAGTTTCTGAAAGATTATCAACTAAACCCTCCGCTGTGTCTTCAACATAATTAAGGAAGCATGATATAGGCAGACCACGCTTACTCCGACCAAAAGAAAGGATGGGAGTAGAATAAGACAACCAATGTTTACTGCTGTATTCATATAATCTTTGTGCATGTTCATCGTTAGTTCCAAATTTACTTGATACAAATGCGAATCTCTCCTGTGGAGAATTCTCATCATCTTTCATGTAACTTTCTTTTAATCTCTTTAAACCTAATTCATCAAACAAACTATCTCTTGTATAGTCTACCTTAATACCATGAACAATATCCATCTTTACTCCAACTTTATTATATTCTTTTCCAACTCACGAATCTCATCTGTGCTTTGAGACCGGAGAGGGAGTTACTACTTATGATTCTCTCAATTTCGTCCGGTGATATACCTGACATTACCATCTCATTAATGTCTTTCTCTTCAATTGTAGAGGGCCAAATTACAACATCATAGTTTAAATTGATTGCATCTTGCATCATCTTCACCAATTCTTTGTTTCTTGGTTGATTATCAAATATTAATATTTTTTTATTTGCTGAAATATTTTTTGCTATCAATGAAAGATTAGCATCACCACTTGCAATACAATTAGAAAGAAACAAACTATCTATCGGCCCCTCTACAATCTTAACTGGTTCGTGAACACTCACTCTATCCATACCAAAAACAAGTTTCTCTTTGCTGTCATCTGTTCTTAAAGTTACATATCTTAGTTTATAATCAGATGTTTCCAATGCACGACCTGATACTGCAATTAGATTATCATACACATCATAGAATGGTATAATGAGTCTTGCATCATCAGATATCTGCTTGCCATGATTTGGAATCAGAGCGTCACAGAATTGTTTATAGTGTTGTGTGAATAATAATTTAGAATACCATTGTTGTGGTATTTTACGCTTCTGCAAATACTCTAAGCAGAAATGTCCACTAGGCAGTTTGTCACACCATTCGGCATGTTCAAACAGTTTTGATTTCTCAAGCTTACCAAATCTTTGAGGTGGGATATTGAATGATGGGTCTTTGAAATTAGAATTACTAGATTCACCTTCTTTATATCTTTCAAGAATGTATTCTTTATATATGTTGGCGTCAATGAACTTTATTAAATTTCCAAGACTTGTGCCTGCATTGCAATTGTGGCACTTATAGAATAAGTTATTCCCTTTGCGGTAGATATAACCCCGCATCTTGGATTTATTCTTCTTTGAATCACCGCAAAGAGGGCATCTAACATTGAATAGGTAGTTGTCCTTGCGAGCGAATTTCTCAAACCGGTGAGAGAGTAAGTTTGTGTATTTTAAATCTATGTGTATTGACATTCAACCATTATACAACAAACTTCTTCACTTGTCAAAAGATTTTTAGAATTTTACCTAAAGTATCAGCATGAGCAGAAGCCCACGAGAGAACGACCAACCCACCGGCAACACTCCATACCCACTTATCTCTTTGAGCTTTAAGTGATGATATTTCTTTTGCCAAAGCTGAATGTTGAGAACATGATGCATCATACATCTCATTGAGCTTGTCTGTCAAGCCGTTCCTTGTTTTATCAAGGCAATTATGCATATCTTTTACATCAACTTTAAGGTCATCTAGTTTTTCGTCTAGATTCTGTACCTTAGTCTCAACAATACCAATTCGTTCTGCCGTAGTAGCCATTTACTTTTTCACAGGAACTTCTGTGCCTTCTAGTTTTTTGTGGACTTTGATTTTTTTACAATCTTGTACAACTTTACCATCTTTACCAGTTACTGGTTTCCCGTCTTTGCCTACTTTATCATGGCACACTTCTTTTACTTGTGCTTCTGCGTAGGCTGTTGTTGGGGCAACATTAAGACAAACCATCATGGTTATAAGCAAGATTCGTGCAAGCGTTTTCATATTTGTTCCTTTTTTACCAAGCAATTGCGCCAGTGGATATCTTACGAAGACCCATGTTTACTAAACTGAGTGCTAACATTTGATATTCCATTGGAAACACGAAACCGTAGCTAGTTTGTGCAACTACTGCTACGCCTGCAATGATATTAGCCCAAAATGTTTTGCTGTAATACCATTTCTTACCAGTCATTTCTGCTTCAATGACTTCTGCTACTGCTTCTGTAATTTTTTGATTAGATGACATTTTACTTCCTTAGATTAATGGTTGTGATGCAGGTGGTGGTGCTAACTTACCACCAAAACCTGCTGCTGGTGCTGGGGTTGTATCAAAACTTGAACCGAATGGGTTTGCTGCTGGTGCAGAAAAGCCAGTTGTTGAAGGCACGCTTGATGAAAAGGATGAACCTGTGTCACTCTTTGGTGCTGGTGAAACTGGTGTTGGTTTAGTTGCTGCATCAATTGCTTTACCTCTTAGGTCTTTATCGTTGCCTGCTAACATAATGCCTGATAAAGTACCAGTCAAAAATGTTGCGATAGGAATAATTAATTCAAAGAATTTTTGGTCAATTGGAGAAATTGCATTTAGCGGTTGAGTAACAAAGATAATTGAATACAATACAACAAAGACAATACCTGTCAATGTTAATGCCAAACAAATACCAATGAAAAACTTCAAACGAGCCATCAATTGTTCTTCAGTATACATTGTATTATTATTTTCCACAATTTGCTCCTTTTGGTTGTGTACATTGTGCCGGTGCAGGTGTAAATGTAGAAGTTACTGCTGGCGTTGATTCGGGTTTTGGTGGTCCAAGTCTTGGATCTCTTTGGCCTTTAAAAATATGTTCTGGACAAGTTCTTGTCACATCACAAATTGGAAACTTACAAAAATCTTTTTCCCAGTTTGCTGGGTCTTGGCATGGATAACGAAATTTATCACCGCCAAAAAAACCTAATGTGAGTGGCAAAATAATTAGAGCAATTGCTCCATAAAAAAGGTGTTTATCATTCACATTATGCTCCTAAAACATGTAGTGCGTGTTCATAATGTTTGATGCGGTCTTCAAGACCAATAGTACCGCCATTGATTCGTTTTGTAAGTGTGAGAATATCACCTTTATCTGCCCATTGGTTCAAGTTGTTTGTTTCCCAAAACCAACATGCAGATTGAGCTGCACCTTCAAATGTTGCAAGGTACTCAGATGCTTCTTCTGGTGATATTTCTAGTGAGTCAGCAAATGCAACATAGTTTGATTTACCAGTCAATTGGATTAGACCACGACCACAATACTTGTAACCATCACCAGATGCCTCATCACCATTGCCCATGCGTGATGCATAGATTCTACTAGCGATTGCTTCTTGTTTGTTTGGTTTGGCACAATACTCTTCCGCCAGAGCATCAGTTGGGAAATACTTAGAGAACAACTTACGTAAAGTTGCTGGTTTGTAATTTAGATTTTCTTTGAGTGCTGTAAATCCACCAGATTCGTGAGCACATTGTGCCATGAAAGCAGCAATACGATTTGATGTATTGATTTCATAATCTGGTAGTAGTTTAGACAATGCATCATACCAATGATCCAAATATGGGTTATTTGGAAGTAATTGTTTTAGTTGTTCTTTTGTTAATTCCATATTATCCCTGATGTTTAAAATACTGAACTTGTCGTTCTCTTTTTTCCGCACCTTCTTTTGAAGGATAGGTTCCAAGATTACGGCCAGTGGACTTTGATACTAATCTATATTTATCGCCTACTTTTACTATATGTTCAACGAATTGTCTAAATGTTTTCATACTAGATACATTCCTGCATTACAGGCTTGTACAATATATCTAAACAATTGTTCATTCTCGGCACAAGTTATGCCGGCCTTAACATCTCTGATTTCTGTCAGTAAATAATCACGCTCTTCAGCAGTAATGTTACCTAATTGACATTGTTCTACGATTGCTTGGATTTCTTGTTCTAATGGGTGCATTTTATCTTCCTTGCCATGCGGATTTTGCAGCTTCTATTCTTTGTAGAGCAGTATTTTTACCTAACTCACAAAAGGTTTTACTACTACCTCTACTCATGCGTTCTGTGTGTGCAAACAAACCTTTAATGTTTATTGCTTGTGGGTCTTTGCGCCATTCTGTATATCTTGCCAATATTTCTGCATTACGATGTGCTTCAGACCAATCAGGTTTATCACAGTTAATGTGATTGATTGATACATCTGTTACAACCAAGTAATTGAACATCACAGGGTCATGGTCTCTTGGAAAATATTGTTTCAATTCCTGTAAAGAACTACAACCACTTAGAAATACTGCGACTACTAATAACAGTTTTTTCATTTCTTAATGTCCTCATGTATCTTTTTCTGTATTTGATACCATTCAATCCATGCATCAGTCTTAACTGCACATTCATAATAAGTGTTATAGTTTATAGTAATGGTTTTAGTTAACTCACTCAACTTGACACCATTCTCTACTGTTGCCAACTGTGGACATTTTTCCATAGAAAATTTAGTTGGTGCATCAGGAAACTTATTAACTACAGGTAAAGAACCACAAGCTGATAACAGCAATACTAATGTAATTAATAGATATTTCATTTGATTGCCTCATTCTTTGCTGCAGCATTGTGTGCTTTAACTACTACATCAGGAATCTTACAAGTCTCATCATACTTGATAACTTCACGGTCAATATATTGTTTTATAATAGTGGCATTTTTGTATATAACCTTAACTCGTTCTTTGGCATCATTTTCTATTTTGGCATTGGCACTCTTACTTTGTTCAAATGCTTTTTCAATTGCAGTTGTTTGTTCTGCCATTTTACCACGCCATGACATTTCAGTATCATAACTGCCATAAAAATATACACCTGCAACAACAAGTAATGTACCAATAATTCTAATCGGTTCTTTAGCGGGTATTAATGTCGGAATAAATGCAACAAAGTAACTAAGAACATAAATTAATACACCTGCACCTAGTATACTCAATACTGCTAGATTCAACCATGAATCAGGAATAAACGATAGAAACCACATCATTGGGGTTTCTTTCTACGAATAAAACTAATGAATGATGTGATACCTTTTTTCTTATTGATGCCGGGTTCACCTTTAGGACCAACACCAACACCTGCAATTTGACCACCACCAACTGCATTGACTGGTGCATCTTCTTGTATGGGTTTACATTTGTTATCGGTATTACACCAATACATTCCTAATCCACATTCTTTTTTTAATTCGTTTGACATTATAGTCCGTAAATAGATTTTGTGTTGTTGAAATTTGTTGTTATCTCACCAGCAGTTAATGTTGTATTATAAATTGCTATTTGTGAAATGCCACCAATAAAATTTCTATATCCGCCACCA